CGCAGTAGCAAGTCTTAAAGGAGAAGAAAAAGAAGTAGAGGAAGAAGTAGAAGAAATGGCAGTTGAAGAAGTAGAAGAAAGAGGTACAACTCCTAAGTCTATTAAAACAACTGTAGTAGAAGAGTTCGCAGAAGTAACTTTAGAAAGCCTACAAGCAGAAAACGATAAACTAAAGACTGAGCTTAAAGCACAACCAGCAGCAGCTCCTTTAAACACAAATAAATTTAGTGAGGATTCAAAACCACTAACTAAGAAAGAATTAAAAGGAATGACTCCACAAGAGCGTTTCTATCATAACTTAAATAACTAACAAAAAACATAAATAAATTATGGCATTACCAACAGTAACAAGTACATTCGCAGGGAAGAGCGCAGGGTTCTATATCTCAGCAGCTTTAAAAGAAGCAAACTCTTTAAACTTTATGACTCTTATGGAGAACGTAAAGTACAAAGCAGTAATTCAAAAAATGGAGTCAGGCTCAGAACTAGCTAACGCTACTTGTGATTTTACAGACGCAGGAACTTTAGCTTTAACTGAAGTAGTTATCGAACCAAAATCTTTGCAGGTTAATATGGAGATTTGTTCTAAGCAACTTTTAGATTCTTGGGAAGCTTTAGAAATGAGAGCAGGAGCAGGAGCACCGGCACCGGCAAGTTTTGATGACTATTTAATTTCACACTTAGCAGGTAGAATATCTCAAGGAGTTGAAAATGCTTTATGGAGTGGTAACTCAGCTACAGGAGGTTCTTTCACAGGATTAACTACAGATACAGTAGGTATCTTAACAGTAGATGGAACAGTAGTAGATGTAGCTAACGCAGGAGGTGCAGGAACGGCTTATACGGCAGCAAACATTATAGCTAACTTACAAGCAGCAACGGCAGCTATTCCTTCTAACGTATACACTAAAGAAGACCTTTTCATTTACATTAGCCCTAAGACTTACAGATTATACATCTCAGCTATATCTACTTTAGGATATGTAAACGCTTACTCTATGAATGGAGATTATGATGCAGTTTTTGAAGGAATCAAAATTGCAGTTTGTAATGGAGCAGAAGATGATAAAATGGTAATTGGAGAAAAGAGCAACTTTTATTTTGCGACTGATTTACTTTCAGACTCTACAAACATTCAGTTGTTAGACCAATCTCATACAGGAAGTTTAAATACTAGATTAATTGCACGTTTCACAGGAGCAGTAGCAGTAGGTATTGGAGCAGACACAGTATTAGTAGCATAATTAATAAATAAACGGAAGGAGGGGGTAAAACCTCTCCTACCTTAACCTAAACAATAAAAAACAATGGCTTGTACAGCACTTACAAAAGGAAGGGGTTTATTATGCTCCAAAACAACAGGAGGTATTAAGAACGTCTACTTTGCGGTATATGATGAGGTTTTAGCGACTACTATAGCTAATTCTGAAGTTACTGATATTGATATGGGTTCGGACTCCTTATATAGATACACAACTCCATTAGGAACGGCTAGTTTTTCTGACGCTATTACAGGCGATAGAGCAGCAGGTAGTTTATTCTACACACCTACATTAAATTTAACTTTAAACAAGTTAAGTAAAGAAGATCAAAACGAAATTAAAATACTAGCTTCTAATAGAGTTATTTGTTTTGCAGAGTTAAATTCTACTTTAGCTAACGGACACAATGTTATAGTAGCTATGGGTATTGAGAACGGAATGGAACTTAATGCAGGAACTATGGATTCAGGTGCAGCTTGGGGAGATAGAAACGGTTATACACTTACTTTGGATGGTATGGAGAAAGACCCTTCTCAAATGGTTGTAGATTATACTACCGTTCCTTTTGATAATGCAGATTCAGGAGCAGCTATTCCAATCGTAACATCATAAACTTTCATCTTTATTATATTTTAGAGAAGGCTAGCTTAATTGTTAGCCTTTTCTTTTATATAACGCTTTAAAACACTACAACACCAAATAAAAACAATAAATTTCTATTATATAGTAGAACTACTTACAATGATTCAAGCAACTACAGAAACAAATATAATAGCTTACCTATCAACTGAAGATAATCGGATCAATAATTCTGTAACTTCTGCTAAGATTAGGCACTTAGTAAAGTTCATTAATGATATGGACGGCTCTATATCTTACTCTTATCCTGCTGAAGTAATAGCTGATAGGTTTACTAAAATGACCTTTACTTATGAAGCTGTAGATACTGATTTATTCTCAGGAGAAGTATATCTTTTACCTTCTGGATCTTGGAAGTATGAAGTTTACGAAGTTAGTTGGATAGGAACTGTATCACTTGATGGAGAACAAGCACCAAGTACAGAGGTAGATGTACTACCTGTAAACGATAATAACGGTGTAGTAAACGGAATAGTAACAAAAGGAATTTTAAACTTAACAGACTTAGCAGGAACGGCACAAGTACAGTATAACGCACACGAAACGACAGAAGGAACTAACTATATATATCAAGGATAATAAATAAAATTATGATAAAAAATAACAACGCATTATTAAGACAACAAAACGGAACGAACCAAGTAGATACAATTACTACTACGGCTATGACAGGTAAAAGTTATAGTTGTGTACACTTCTTAGAAGAGTCTGTAGTAACTGTTTTAACGGCTTCTAACGTAACTTCAGCTACAGGTTCAGACGTTACAGACCTTGTGAGAACTTATGCAGCTAACAGTACATTATTTGTAAACGTCAATACTATTACAATGACAAGCGGACTTGCTTTAGGATTTTACGCTGACGCTGAATAATGCTAGCTTTAAAATTAGCAAATAGTCTAGTAGCTTCTGTAGTATTATCCGCAGCAACACAAATAGCTAATTCTTTTAAGGCTAGAGTTATTGCTGATGGTGGTAACTTTGAAGCTAAGGCTTGTTTAGATGCACAATTAGTAATATTAAATAATATACAATGAGTTTATTAGATGATGTAAGTATTGTAGTAACTCCTAATGGATATAAGGCAGGGGTTTTATATTCAGCTATTCCTAGTAGTGGAGCTGCAGATTTAGAAGTAGTAAGAGCAACAGCAGCAACAAGAGTAGATGAGAATGGATTGGTTAATTACGCAGAGATTATAGGAAGTGAGGAGATTACTAATGGAGATTTTGCAGATTGGACAGCAGATGTACCTGATAGTTGGTTTGTAGTAGATTCAGGAGATGCGTCAAGTAATGTTACTCAGAACCCTACAGGTCAATGTCAGATAATATCTGATGGAACACTAACCTATATACAGCAAAATAGTTTGGTTAGTGGTGTAGATTATAGACTTCAATACGATATAACTAATTATGTAAGTGGAGTATTATTATTGGATTTAACTGTAGATATACCACTTGAAACTTCAGTTGGTTCTTATTCTGTTGATTTTACGGCTAAAAATATTGCTCTTGTTATTAAACGACAAGGCACTTGTAATGTTACAATAGACAACATATCAGTAAAAGAAGTAACAAGAGATAACGTACCAAGAATAGACTACTCAGGAGGAGGTTGTCCTCATATATTAGCAGAGCCACAGAGGACTAATTTTGTTTATCCAAGTGCAGTAGCAACTACACAAACACGAACTGTAACGGCTACCGCATATACTTTGTCGTTTTATGGAACGGGAAATATAGTTTTAAGTGGTACACACTCAGCAACTTTAACAGGAACAGGAGTTAATGATAGAGTAGATTTAACTTTTACACCAACGGCAGGTTCTTTAACTTTAACCGTATCAGGAACAGTTACTAACTTTCAATTAGAAGTAGGTTCTTATGCTACATCTTACATACCTAATATCAATACAGCATTAGGAGTAACAAGAGTACAAGACCAATTCTCAAGAGATGGTATATCAAGTTTGATAGGACAAACGGAGGGAACCTTAGTATTAAAGATTTCAAAACCAACAACTACTTTAGCGGCTAAGTCTGTTATAAGTTTTAATAATGCAGCTTCAAACTCTGATGATAATAGTATATCAATCGGATTCAATAATAGTGATGACCTTTATATTGGAGTGAAATCAGCAGGAGCAGATGTATTTTTAAGTGATAATATCCCTGCTACAGCAAATACCTTTTACTTAGTAGCTATAAGTTATAAAACAGGTGTGAGTTTAATATATGTTGATGGTAGTCCTATTACTCCAAATACAGGGCTTTTATCTAATGCTTTTACTTTTGGAGAAACTTTAGATAATTTATCTTTTGATGCTGATGGGAACGGTGTTTCTCCATTCTACGGATGGGTTGAACTATTAAACGGATTTAAAACAGTATTAACGACTACTCAATTAGCAGCTTTAACTTCATAAAATGATAATGACTCAAAATATTTACAAATTACAATACGACACAAAAGCAGAAGGAGATGCTGACTTACTTGCTAAAGGTACTTATGAAGTAATAACTGAAGAAGGTGTTACTCAAGATGTGTACAGAAATGGTACACAAGCAATAGTCTATATAAATAAGATAGTAGAAGTTCCTGCAACTTACGATAAAGATGGTAACGAGCTTACTCCACCTATCTACTATGCAGGAGTATTTTACGACTTAATGACTACAGAAGAATATGACTTTGGAGATAATGAGATATTTCCTGTAGATTGTAAACACTCTTTTTTAGGCTATGCAAAGAACGCAGAAGGAACAGATATACCTGAAGATGAATTAATAAAATAAAACAAAATGAGTAATTTAATATCAATAAATTTAGGAAGTTCAGTAGCTCCAAAAATCCAAGAGGTTAGAGGTAGGGATTACATAGAATACTCTGATGAGGACGGACTATGGAAAAACCTTTATCCTAATTTTTTAATTGACTTATACTACAACTCGAGTACCCATGCAGCAATCGTTAATTCTACATCAGAAATGATAGCAGGATCAGAAATAGTAATAGATGATGAAGAAGATATTAATTTAGAAGCCGTAGTTAAACTAAAGAAGTTTTTAAAAAATATAAACGGAAAAGAATCAGCACACCAAATAATTAAGAAAGTAGCTTTTGATTTTAAACTTCAAGGAGCTTACGCTTTGCACGTTATATACAATCAAGACCTTACAGAAATAGTTCAAGTCTTTCACGTTCCTGTCGAACGCATTAGAGCTGGACGCCCAAATTCTCTTGGCAAGATAGATACATATTATATTAGTGCTGATTGGAGTAACGTAAGGTCTAACAAACCTATGCCTATAGCAGCCTTTGACACTCACAACAGGTCAGTAAGTCAATTAATCTATACAGGCTCTTACAGTCCAAATATGGACGTTTATTTTACACCTGACAGTCTAGCTGGAAATAACTGGGCTATGATAGATTCTAAAATCTCAGAGTATCACTTGAATAATATCAATAACGGATTTTCAGGAAGCTATATGTTTTCCTTTAATAATGGAGTGCCTACAAAGGAAGGAAGAAATGAAATAGAAAGAGATATTAAAGCTAAATTAACAGGAGCAGGCAGTGCAGGAACTTTCTTAATGAATTTTGCAGATGGAAAAGAAAGAGGTGTAGAAGTAACACCTATGAACGCAGCAGACTTATCAGAGCAGTATATAACTTTACAGACCTTAATTGTACAGAATATTTTAACAGCTCACAGAGTAACGTCTAAAACGCTTTTAGGAATAGACTCAGCAGATGGATTTTCAAGTTCAGCAGATGAATTAGCAGTAGCCTCAAATTTTTATCTTAATCAGGTTATTGTACCTTTTCAATTAAACATATTAGACACGT